GTCAACAATCATGCCATCATCGTCAGTTACAACAATAAAGCCCTTTAAAATCCAGGTTTGTATTTGCTGCCGTGATGTACCTTTGGCACGAGCAAATGCAGCCTTGTTACCTTCGTATTTTGAGTTTATGTGATCTTTTAATAATTCAGCGTTCATTTTGATTATTCCGTTATTATAAAAAAACCTGCAAAGCCATTTTTTAAGATGACGGCAGATAACTGTTGATGTATTAAACTTTCCTTGTTTTTGGAAAGAGTGGCCACGTTATAAGTACCGCTTTTATGTCTTACGACTTCATTATGTACTGTGTTGTGGTAGACAGTGTACCCTATTTTGATGGCTTCTTTAATAGATTCTATGCTGCTTAGGTTTACTTTATTGATTAAAGCTGACACTTATTTTTCCTCAATTGCTTTTTTAGTTTCAATTTTTGTTTCATTCCACCGATATTTGGCCACATTTAAGCATTGATAGACCTGCATTTTAGAGGGCATAATAGAATAAAATTCTTGACAGCTTTCTATTATTTCATCTTTAGCTGATTCCCAACTACAAGAAAGTTCATAATTATTTAAAGCGGCTTCAGCCAGTTCATGCACCATTAAATTGTTTACGATTGCCATTACAAATCCTCTTTTAATTGTTATCTTGAAAACTTTTGGTAAATGGTAACTAGCTCTAAACCACTTGCGCCCAATAAGCCTGAAAACAAAACTACGTTTTCAGAATTTAAGCAAAGATGACAGCGGCCAAAGCCGTCGACACCCCAAGTTAAACTGTTGTTTTTCATAATGTTAGAACTCACTTAATAGTTTTACAGTAGGCCATCTTCGGCAAAACTGAATGATGAAGGGCCGCCAATTATAAAATGATCCAAAACATTAATGTCAAAAAAGGTAAGGCATGAATTAATATGTAGCGTGATGTCTTTGTCAGATTGACTGGGTACTACATCACCGGATGGGTGGTTGTGAGCAATAATGACTGCGGTAGCATTAAGATTTAAAGCCTTTTTTGCGATCTCTCGCGGGTAAACTGCCGCAGATGCTATGGTCCCTTTAAACATCTCATCATACTCAATCAGATGATGTTTTTGATTTAAAAACATGATTGCAAAGACCTCACGCTCTTTTTGCTGTAGCTTAACCCGCAGGTATTGACGAACCTCTACAGAGCTGGTGGCCATAAATTCTGTATTTCTTAAAAGACTGTCAAGTATGTTCTCAGCATCAAGCAGTGTTTCTTTTTCGATTGCCGTTAGACTGTCGCAGCGCAAAGGATTATTTGTTAAATATGCGGGGGATGTATTGCTATTTATTTTTTTCATAATAACTCCAAAAATTATGCCCCTAAGGGCTGTTTAAATGTTATTGATTTTCAAGACGCTCATAGTCATGGGTGCTCATTTCTTCTTGAGTGTCACCACATTCGCATAAAAGAACATTTTTGCGGCAATCGTCACAAGTTTGGATAGCGGTTAAGTTAGTCATAATGCTTTAATCCTTGAGGGTGATTTAAGTTGATGTAATACATTATACAGTACACCGCATCAATGTAAAGCTTTACAGGGTACTTTAATGTTCTTTGCTTGCTCCAAAAAAGTATGTTAAAATGTATGCTTATTGAGTCGCTTACTGCTGCTCATTTTTAGTCTAAGGCATTGTAATGGCAGATAAAAAACATAAATCTTGCACAAAGTCAGTTGTTGATCTAATCCCATATGCTAACAATTCGCGCACTCACTCTGATGAGCAAATAACCCAAGTGGCCAGCTCAATTAAAGAGTTTGGCTTCACAAACCCGGTTCTCATTGATTCTGATGGAGGCATCATTGCGGGGCATGGCCGAGTGCTTGCCGCTAAAAAGCTAGAAATTAAAGAAGTCCCCTGCATTGAGCTAGTTGGCTTGACCGAGGCACAGAAAAAAGCTTATATAATCGCTGACAATCAACTGGCTTTGAATGCTGGCTGGGATTTAGATATGCTTAAGCTAGAAATTCAATCCTTAGATGAGTCAGACTTTGACCTGGACATTTTAGGATTTAGTGGTGACTTTATAACTGGCTTATTATTCGAAGAGCCACCAGGGTTAACCGACGAAGATGCCGTCCCTGAGCTACCTGAAACGCCAGTGAGCGTATTGGGCGATGTATGGGCACTAGGCAACCATCGTTTAATGTGTGGCGATTCTACTAGCATAGATGCGGTTGAGACGTTAATGGATGGTGGTCTAGCAGATCAATTTATAACCGACCCACCTTACAATGTAGCGTATGAGGGTAAAACCAAGGATAGTTTAACTATTCAAAATGATGAAATGGAAGACCCGGATTTCCGCCAGTTTTTAGTTGATGCCTTTTCTGCGGCTAACACTGTGATGAAAGAAGGCGCAGTTTTTTATATTTGGCATGCTGATTCAGAAGGTTATAATTTCCGAGGAGCCTGCGTAGACGCTGGATGGAAAGTTAGACAGTGCTTAATATGGAATAAAAACCATATGGTAATGGGCCGCCAGGACTATCACTGTAAGCATGAGCCTTGTCTTTGCGGATGGAAAGATGGAGCAGGCCACCTATGGAACACAGACCGAAAGCAAGTCACCGTTTTAGACTTCGAGCGTCCTCAAAGAAATGACGTTCATCCTACAATGAAGCCTGTTAAGTTAATCGAATATCAGGTTTTAAATAATACCAAAGGTCAAGACGTGGTTTTAGATTTGTTTGGTGGGGGTGGTTCAACATTAATTGCCTGCGAAAAAAACAATCGTCACTGTAGAATGATGGAATTAGATCCAAAATACTGCGATGTCATAATTAAGCGATGGGAGGAGTTCACAGGCGAGCAAGCAACAAACGCTGATACTAGCAAAACTTATGCCGAAATAGCCAATGTCTAGACCATCAAAAGATAACCCTACAGGCGCAGAGCCACCGAAGAAAAAAACTGTAGAGGTTGTTACATTACTTAAACAGGCTGCTGCTATTGGCTGCACTAACTTGGAGGCTTGTACTTATGCGGGTATAAGCGAAAAAACATATTATGAATGGATGAAAGAAGACGAAGAACTAAGTAATGAATTAAAACGACTTAAAAACAACCCCATAATGAAAGCTCGAAAAGCAGTTGTAGATTCATTGAATGATGTAAATCATGCAAAATGGTATCTGGAACGAAAACTTAAAAATGAATTTAGCCTTAAAATAGAAAATGACCATAGGAGCCCAGATGGCTCAATGAGTCCAACTAGGATTTTATTAGAAGCTGCGGATGACAACGAAATCGATAAAACTTCCACCTAAGCTTTTGCCTGTATTTGCACCGGCAAGAGGGGAAGTTGAATATAGATGTGCTTTTGGTGGGAGAGGGTCAGCAAAATCATTTAACTTTGCAAAAATGGCCGCTATATGGGGAGCGATTGAACCACTTAAAATACTTTGCACAAGAGAGCTGCAAGACTCGATCAAGAATAGTTTTCATGCTGAGTTAAAAAATGCAATTGCCTCTGATGATTGGCTGTCGAGTTGTTACGATGTAGGTATTGATTATCTTCGGGGTCATAACGGGACTGAATTTATATTTAAGGGCTTGCGCCACAATATATCTTCAATCAAATCATTAGCACAAATTGATCTTTGTATTGTTGAAGAGGCTGAGGATGTACCGGAGTATAGTTGGATAGATTTGGAGCCAACCATTAGGGCGCAACTTTCTGAAATATGGGTTATATGGAATCCCAAGAAAAAGAAAAGTCCTGTCGATAAAAGATTTAGAGAAAATCCCCCGCCTTTGTGCTTGATCGCTGAAATGAATTATCGTGATAATCCTTGGTTCCCACAAAAATTAGAAAATCAAAGGCTCAGGGCTAGGCAGGTTATGGATGATGCCATGTACAATCATATTTGGGATGGCAAATATTTAGAGATATCTGACGCACAAGTCTTCAACAAAAAGTTTGAAATAAAGACATTTGAATCTGCATATAATTGGTCAAAGTTTTATGGCTTAGACTTTGGGTTTTCACAAGACCCAACTGCCGGTGTCGGTGTTGCTGTATTTGAAGGTGATCTTTACATCGAATTTGAAGCCGGTGCAATAGGTTTGGAGCTAGATGAGACAGCTGATTTTTTAATTAAACACATACCAGAGATTGCTAAATATAAAATAAGGGCTGACTGTGCTCGACCTGAATCAATCAGCTATTTGAAAAGGCATGGATTAAGAAAAATAGAAGGGGTTAAAAAAGGCGCTGGCTCGGTTGCTGACGGCATTGAACACATGAAATCTTTTAAAAGGATATACATTCACCCAAGATGCGTGAATACTATCGAGGAGTTTAGGAACTACAGTTACAAGATTGACAGATTAAGCGGTGATATACTGCCCGACATTATAGACACTTATAATCATTATATTGATGCGATCAGGTATGCACTCGAAGGGGCCAAAAGAAATGTTAACTACAATGAGCTATTATGAAAAACATATTTAAAGACGGATTGGTAAGCCTGACAAACAAAATTATCAACTCAAGAAGTGCATCATCGAACAATAGGATTGCTTCAACTAAAGTTGACTATGATGAATTAAGAGCAATGTACCGCACAGGAATGGGCTCTAAAATTATACGGCTCAAGTCTGGTACTGCGCTTAATGACACAATGCAATTCAAGACAAAAGAAGATGAAGAGTTTTATAATAAAGTTTTGGCTATGCATGTCAAAGAATGTTGCAAATTTATGCTTGCATTTGGCCGCAGTCTTTTTGTTATACATGAACGAGGCGCTGACCTTTCACAACCATTAAGCAAAGACTTTGATCAGGAACACACTTGCTATCATGTTTTTAGCGGTGACATGGTTTACGTTCAGACTGTCAATCTTGACCTTTCTAGCCCTAATTATTTTAAGCCGACAATGTTTAATGTCAGAGCAGCGACTATACATCCGTCGCGTGTGGTTGATTTTACTTATGTAAAGCCGGTCGAACATGATGCGCCGCAATATGCTTATGGCGGCATAAGTGAATATGAATTAATTCGTGATGAAGTTGTAAATGATCAAATAGTTCAAAGAGCTGTACCTGCCATATTAGAAAAATCATCTACATTGTTTTATAAAATTGAAGGCTTTAAAGATTTACTAGCCGACAAACGTGAAGATGAAGTTATTAAATATGTAGAAAGCATGGAGGGCTTAAGATGCGTTCAAGGGGCCGGAATAATTGACGCTGAGGATGAAGTCAAGGTAGTCACTCAAGCACTAACTAACCTTGCTGAAACGGACATGATAACGCTCAGGCGAATAGCATTAGTCACTGGCATTCCTTTGTCATGGCTTGTAGGTGAAGCGGCCAGAGGTATGAATGCAACTGGTGAAGGCGAAAAGCAGGTTTTCATATCCACAATCAAAGCATTACAGTCTGATTATTTGATCGTACCGATTAACAGAATGATGGCAATGCATGGAAAAGATCCTGTTGTTTTCAAAAAGAACCAAGGCGATAGCGCTAATGAATCAGTGAATTTTGAAACTAAAGTAATTAAAAATGCTGAAATTTTGGCCAGAATAGGTGCTGATTATCTTACGTATTTGCAAGAGAATGATGTTGTTAAACCTGACTCAGTTGACAGTTTTTTTGAACCGTTTGAAGAAGATGAAGATTTACCCAATATAGATATAACCAATGAAACGTGAAATCAAGTCGGCAACCGGCAAAGACATTAGAGCACCCGAAGCACCAAGGGCTGAAATAAAAGCATTTGGTGAAGCAGCTGAAAATATGATTCAGCAAATGGGTAAGATATTTCGCAATCAGGCTCTTGAGTATTTAAACAAAACAACTCTCAAAAAGTTTGAGGATGCTCAGGTGGGCAACTTTGCTGCGGTGTATTTAGCGCAAGCCAACCGGATTAATAAAAAATTGCTTAAGCGGTTCGATCAGAAACGCATGAAGGCAATGTCAGAAAGATACACTAGTAGAGTTGATCGACGTAACAAAAAAGAATTGTATTCAAGGCTTGAGGAATCTGTTGGTATTAGTCGACAAGAGCTTGAAGCAACTGAAGGGCTTACTTCTCAAATAAATGCATACAAGCTTGAGACCTTGCAATGGACTAAAAAGCTACGTGATGAAACTTTGCAGCAATGGACAAGTGCAACATTAAGATCAATGGCAGAGGGTCAAGACTTAACACAGATTCTTTCACAATTTGATGGCATGGTTGAGAAGCGCAAAGGTCATGCAAAAATGGTTGCTAGAACACAGATAGGAACCTTTAACAGTTTGACCACTAAGGCAAGGGCTCAAAACTTAGGCATTACACTTGCTGTCTGGGACACCGCAGGAGATGAAAGGGTAAGGCCATG